TAATCTATTGTTAGTATGACATTAAACTATCTATGAGGTCACGCCTTTGACTGATGATAGTATGCTGTAGCTTATAGTGAGCTATTTAATGTAATTATAACATCCGAGTGGACTAGTAATTATAAGAGTATATCGGGAGATGTATAGTAGATGTCGAGATAACTGGTGTAAAAACCAATGGTTGTACCTCTGGGACTGATAATCCCCTTACTTGTGTTTAAATCAGCAATACTGGTCACAAGCCCAGTTGAGAAATGATGAGTGGACACAAACAATTTATTAATTAAAAATTAGAACAATGACAGAAGAAAGTAAAGATTACATCGAGTTAAACACAAAAATACTCGCAAAGAACTTAGAAATAACTAAGTTAACAATCCAATTAGATAGATGTGCAGCAGATGTACTAGATGCAAGAGAGAAACTAAATGATTTACATCCAGGTTGGATGATAACAGTTATTAATGAAGCATTAAATGTTATTGATAATAGTGAAATCGATGAAAATGATAAACTTAATTTATTAAATAAGCTCACAAAAGTAGGTCAACATTTATCTGTAAATGGTAGTATTCAAAATCATATAAATGACAAATAACCGTGGAAATTCAGTAGGAGTAGCAGGAATGTTACTATTTATCATATTTTTAGTAAGTATGCTACTACTGAGCTCCTGTGGGAGTATGAGATTAACAAGTGCAGAACAAATGCATAGAGCTAGTATTGATAAACAACTCAATAATTTATGGACTGATTATAGTTATCAAGTTGATTCATTAACTATAGAATATTATAAATACAAAGATGATACTGAACATACTTGGAAAGGAAATAATGGTATCAAATTTAAAGAATAATCCGAAGATGTAAGCCGGAAGGGCATTAGCCTGATGATTAAGAGTCGACGCATTCTGCAGGATTATAAGTGAGAAATAAGTATTACGACATAATACATATTAACACTTAAACAATAAATAAAATGACAATCAAGATTAGAAACAAAAAGATAAATACGAAGAACATGAGTGCAAAAAACCTATTCAGATTAACAAAAGCACTAGAATGGGAGATGAACAAATTAAAAATTAAATCTACAAAATATGAAATGTTAAAGTTCATTAAATTACTATTAAAAGGTAAGATAAGTAGAATAGTTACTAGAAAGGCTGTATTAGTAGGACAGTAGAGTCCGTCGTAGCTCTGCAACAGCGTATTCCTAAACAAGAAGACAAACTGTTTTTTAACACTAATTCAAAAGGTTGATGATATACCTTATTTAAATCATCAAAACAATTAACCATAAAAAACAATTAAAACATGGCAAATGTACAAAAGAGTGGATCTATTGATTCACTAAAAAAAGGACAAACTTTATTAGTTAACGCTAGAAAAGTTAAAAATGACAAATTACACTTAGAATTTGCAGAAGTTATTAACGCTACAACTAAACCAATGAGTGCTTTAGGACTACTTAATAAATCAGATGAAAGATTTACTTCAAGTGCTAGACGATGCTGGTTAACTGCTGAGCCATCAGATGCTACAGATGTATTTGGTATAAACTTTGGAAATGATGCTCCTTGGGAAATGACTGAGAAAGGAGAAGTCTTAGAATTAGACATCTTAAACCCTGAGCATGAAGGTATTAGATTTAGAGTAATAGTTGAAGAAACTACTGAACCAACTGAATGGCAAGCTGATAATCTTGAGCAGTCTGCTAAAAGAAAAGGTAAAGATGGAGATTTCATTACATCTGAAGGAGATTATATCTTTAGTAATACTGATGTTATTCAAACTAATGAAGATACAAATGACTTTCATTCGTTCTTACAACCAGACTCTAAAACACTAGCTGCTACTGAAACTACAGAAGCTGTTGAAGATTTTGACACAAGTATGATGCTATAACATAGCATTTAATTTAAACAAGGGTGGGAGTTTACTCTAATTCTCTCACTCTTGTTTATATTTAATATATAATGAAAAACCAAAGAATACTATTCCCTATATATGGGGACAATAAAACTGATCAAGGAGTTACAGGTCATTACCTTAAACTACCTAAAATAATTACAAATGTATCAGCATTTGAAATGCAATTTGGGATGATACAACCTACATTGAATAATAACAACTCCGAAGGTATTAAGTCTAGAGCTTTACCTTATGGAGATAAATAATACTAACATGAAACTAAAAGATACAGGAACAATTTATAAATTTGATAAAAATGACTGTATAATAGCTCATCATCCTACATTAAATACAGATACATTAGGACAATGGAATAGTGCAATTAATGATTTACTATCAATATATGATACAACAAACATTCATAGTATATATATAAGAGGCTCAGTTGCAACAGATAAACCTATAAATAATATATCAGATTTAGATGTAATGTTAGTATTTAAGATTAAAACTCATATAAAAGATATATTTAAATCTGAAGCTTATTTTAGAGAAGTTCATAGAGTTTATAATGACTATATAGTAAAGAAATATCCATTTATAACAAAAGTAGATTTTAGTCATCCTATAGATTCTGAAATTATGCAAGATGAAGTTAAATTTGTAATAAAACATTTATCAACTTGTGTTTATGGGAAGAATTTACAAACAAATATAAACAAGTTTAAGAAAAAAGATATATGGAAACTAGATACAAGATATAAACATATTGACATAGCTTTAGACGAATGTATAAATAAGATTCAACCATTAAGATATTTATGTAGAGCATTAATAAGAACAAGTTTTAAACTTGTAAATCATACTGTTTATCCAGATATATGGACTAAAGATTTATATCAATGTCAAAAGTATTTTTGTAAAGTATATCCAGAAAAGAAAAAAGTAATGACAAGAGCTTTTGAAATAGCTTGTTTGGATAATGAAGAAGATATTGATAGAGAACCAATACTAGAATTTGTAAACTGGTTAAAAAACAAACTACTAACAAATAAATTAGAATTTTATGAACTTGACAACTAATATAGAAGAGGTTATCTCTTACTGTAAAGATAAAACAATACTAGCAGTTGATACTGAAACTACTGGACTTGATTATACAAATGATAATGTAATACTATTTCAAATAGGAGATAAAGATAAACAATTCCTTATAGATACTAGAGACATTATGATAGATGAGATAAGTGATATATTAACCAGTAGAAATATAATAAAGATATTTCACAATGCTAAATTTGATGTTAATTTTATTAGATCTAGTTTTAATATAATATGTGAGAATGTATATGATACTATGCTTGCAGAGAAGATACTAACTTGTGGTACAGGGAAGTCTGTCTCACTATTGAATACATTAAATAGACGTCTAAATGTTCAAATGGATAAAACTCAACAATCGAGTTTTGTGGGACACAAGGGGGATTTCACTATGCCTCAGTTAGTTTATGCTGCTAAAGATGTTGAGTATTTAATTAGCATTAAAGATAAGCAAGATATATTATCTGCTAAGTATAAACTAGAGAATGTCATTAACTTAGAAAACCAAGCTGTGTTAGCATTTGCTGATATAGAGTTTAATGGGTTAGATCTAGACAAAGAAGCATGGCTTGAATTAGCTGATAATGCTTTAGTTAAAGCTGAAGAATGTGAAGTCGAGTTAGATGAACATATATTAAATGATAATCAATTAACTAAATTTATACCTAAACATATACAAGGAGATTTATTTGCTGATATAGATACATTAAGGAAAGTCAATGTTAAATGGACTAGTCCTAAACAAGTGTTAGCAGTATTTCAACAATTAGTCCCTAAACTTGCTAATGTAAATGGTAAAGATATGATTAAGTATGCTTATAAGTTTGATATAATTAAACAGTACATAACATATAAGGAACAGATGAAGATTTATTCCTCTTATGGAGAGAAGTTTATAAATAGTTTAAAATCTGATGGTCGAGTACATACAAGCTTCAATCAAATATTAGATACAGGTAGAGTTAGCTCTTCTCGTCCTAATATGCAGCAGATACCTGCTGATAATGCATTTAGAAATTGTTTCATAGCACCTGATGGTTGGAGCTATGTATCAGCTGACTATAGCTCACAAGAATTAAATGTTATAGCATTTGGATCACAAGATCCAGTGTGGTTACAAGCATTAAAAGATGGGCAAGATTTACATAGTACATGTGCTGAATTAGTATATGGAGATGAATGGATTAACAAAGCTGAGCCTGGTTGCGCTTATATAAAGAGTAAAGCAAAATGTAAGTGTAAAGAACATAAGAGGCTAAGAACTAATGTTAAGACTATCAACTTTGGTCTTGCTTATGGTATGGGAGCTAACAAACTAGCAGAAACTCTACAAATAGATAAAGAAAATGCTGAACAATTAATAACAGATTATTTCACTGCGTTCCCAGCTATTGAAGGGTTCTTAGAAAAACTAGGTAACTTTGGTAAACAATTTGGATACATTAAGACATTCCCTCCTTATAATAGGAGAAGATGGTTTAGTGGTTGGTATGCTAAGATGTATAACTCAAGAGATAATATGCAAGAACTCGCTAGTATTGAACGTGCTAGTAAGAACACACCTATACAAGGTGCTAGTGCTGACATGACTAAACGTGCTTTAGTATTAATGCGTGGATATATTAGAGAATTTAATATGCCAGTTAAGTTAGTTATGACTGTACATGATCAGATAGACACAATATGTCAAGATAATTATGTAGAAGAATGGACTCAAACTATGAAGGGGCTTATGGAAGAAGCTGCTAAAGAGATAGTAACGAATGGCCTACTGAAAGCTGAAGTAACTGTAGCTGACTGTTGGGAAAAATAAAACAAGTTTTACGAAGGGGTGGACATAAAGGCGCTTTTGCCATATTGTTAATACTATTGTCCACCCTGGAGTATTTAATTAAATTAAAAATGAAATGAATGAAAATACAAGAGCATTTATCAATGAATTGCTGGCCAAGGCCAAGCATCTAAAAGACAACGGTCCTATTACATTAACAGCGGATCAATTATGGAAGTATAGTGGAGAGGTAGAACTAACTAATGTAGAACTACTAGACCAAAAAGAAAATGAAAGACAATATAAATACTTTAAGAAAACTGTTAAAGGAAAAGACTTAAGTATATTTCTAAGTAAACGTGATGGTGTTATAATAGATTACTTTTATAAGAATCACAATCATACAATGGAAAAGATGGCTGAAGATCTTAAAATGAGTGTGACCACTATTCGTAAGACGATAGAAAAATATTTAAAAATGAAAAGAGACTAATGGAAATAAATAAAAAGAAAGATGACGAACAGAAAAAAGCTCTTAATAATTGGGCAATTAACAATTATCATGGTAGTATTATCGCTGGAACTGGGTTTGGTAAGTCAAGATGTGGCGTTATGGCTGCTAATCACGTCCTTAACAACCTTAACGGTGCTCGCGTTCTTGTGTTAGTTCCAACTATACAATTACAAGATCAGTTTGCAGAAGAATTCTCAAAGTGGGAATGTGAAGATTGTTTAGACAGAGTAGAAGTTATGTGTTATCAATCAGCATGGAAGCTGCGAGATAAACAGTATGATCTAGTTATATGTGATGAAATACATTTAGGTTTGTCTGAAAAATATAGACAGTTCTTTAAGTATAATGTATATGATAGATTACTATGCATGACAGCTACATTACCTGAAGAACCAAGGTATAAGGTTGAATTACATAAGCTTGCACCAACCATCTATGAAATTAGTTTAGATGAATGTGTAACATTGAATTTAGTTGCACCTTATGAAATCTATTGTATGCCTTTAGAGTTAACAGTTGAAGAACGCACAGCGTACAAAAGGATAAACCGTGAATTTGTAGATCATAAGATGGCATTAGAACCTGATGCTTTTGAATTTGCTAAGACAGCTCTTAAGAGTCCTAATGTAAGCTATGAACTTAAAGCACATGCAGCAGGCTTCTATAAGACTATTAGAGAACGTAAAGGAATTATAGATAAAGCCCACAATAAGATAGAAGCATTTAAACAGCTTGTATATGATAATTTAGATAAAAAAATTATTACCTTTGGAGGCTTAAATGAATTCACAGATACTTTAGCAGAAAGTGTAGCGCCCCTTGCAGAAGTATATCACAGTAAGATACCTAAGAAGAAACGCATCAATGCATTAAAGAGATTTAAAAATGATGAGGTAAATATACTGTGTTCCACCAAAGCCCTTAATCAAGGGTTTGATATACCTAATGCAAACCTTGGTATAGTGTGTGGGCTTACGTCTAAAGCACTATCTATGATACAGCGTGTTGGTAGGCTTATAAGGTGGGAAGAAGGTAAGACAGGAACAGTCTACATATTGTACATTAAAGACAGTCAAGAAGAAAAGTGGCTTAAGAATGCAGTATGGGATTTAAATGGAGTAAAATGGTTATAAATAAAAATTAAATAATAATAGTTAATATGAATAAAATTAGTATATTTGCAGTAATGTTTTGTTCGGTTATAAAAGAAACCTTTATATTATGGAAATAAAAATAGATTTTAGTACGCTTCAAGAGACACAAATGTCTGCTGATGATTACACTTATCTATATATTGTGTATAAAAAAGGTTTCACATATTTGACCAATCTTAATTTAAAACCAAATCTAGTAGACTTACAGAAGAACGGTTATGTAAAGCTCGGTGAATCCCATCAAACTCATGTAGTTAGACAGGAATTCATCGATCTTTTCATATCTGATTTTGGAGCTATGTTTGCTGAATTGGTAGGAACATATCCATTCAAAGTAAATGCCCCAAACCGGGGAGTTCGTGTATTACACTCTATAGATCCTGATGCTAAATCTAATCAAAAGGCTAAGGATAAATACAAACGAGTAATTAATGATAATGCCCATAAACATAGGTATATTATGAAGTGCTTGGATAAACAATTGACAGTTGATAAACATAATCTAGGATATTTACAAAACCTAGAAGTGTGGATCAACAATCATACATGGGAAAAATACGAAGACTTAAACGAACAAAATCAAACAGAAAATGGAGAACAAGGACAAAGACCACGCATTACGAGAACTCTTTAAAGAAAGGGGATTCTCAAGCATAAAACGATCCGTAGAGACTTCAGTAAATGAAGTAAGAACAGGAATGTTAGGTAAAAGAAAAGTATTGCCCACTAAATGGTCAAAACTTAACACTAACTTATTAGGGGGACTGCAGCCTGGTAAGATGTATGTAATAGCAGGAAGACCCGGAGTAGGTAAATCAGCATTTTCAAATCAACTTATATTTGACTTATTAGATAACAATATAACTAAGAAAGTTATAGTATTATATTGGAGTTTTGAAATGCCTGGTCATCAACAAATACTTAGAGCTGGATCTAAGGATGTTAAGAAACAAGTATTGGATTTATTATCTGTAGAAAAGAAATTATCTGAAGAGGAATTTGACTTATATAAAGAGAAAGTAGAAGTATATAAGAAATATCCTATTCTATTTAATAATATACCTAGAACTATAGATTATATTAAAGATACAAATGTAGAAATGACTAATGCATTGCCTGATCGTATGATTATAAATGTATTTGATCATAGTAGATTAGTAGCAGGTAAAGCGGATAGTGAGCTACAAAAATTAAATAGACTATCTAAAGGATGTATGTGGATGCAAGCTAAGATGGGTGTTATAAATATACTCTTATCACAGCTTAATAGAAACATAGAGCAAGAACATAGAGCGAAAGCACAATACCAACCATTACTAACGGATTTATTTGGAGGTGATAGTATTGGTCAAGATGCTCACGTTGTTATGATGTTACAAAGGCCATATGATTTGTATGGTATAACCGATTTATATTGTCAGCATGATCCTGTTGGCTTACTAGCAGTACATATTGAAAAGAACCGTGATGGTTTATTAGGTATGATACCGTTTGAAGCTGATATGAGCACGTTTACAATTAACGAAAGACAAAAATAATAAATATGAAAGATGTAAATGATGATTTAGATAAGCAAATGAAACAAAAGATGAGTGCACAAGAAAGCGCTGAGGTTAAAGCAAGAGTTATTGATATATGTAAGAACTTAAGCACATCAATAGCTAATGCTGAGAAAAGAGGAACTTTAGAAGGTTCTAGTACACTAAGTACGAATCCTTCTGCGAGTAGTAGTTCATTAAAAAAGAAAAGAGAACAATTAATGAAAAAACATAACTTAAGTAAAAAAGATTTAAAATGATAGAATTTATAATAATACTGATACTAGGTATAACTGTTGGTATATACATAGCTAGCCAAGTAGAGAAAGATATAGATAAGAGAACAGGATCTGACTATGATAAAGATCTAGTTGAACCTGAATTTGCTAAAAGGAAAGGTTTTAAGTATACTCAAAACGAAAAATTAATTAATAACATGAATAAAATTAAAACTAATGGAGCTACCAACAAAAAAGGTTAAAGCGAGCCGTAAATCGCCTAAGAATATGATAATCTATGGAGCTCCTAAGATAGGTAAGACTACAGTATTATCAGAATTAGATGATTGTCTAATTATTGATCTAGAAGATGGGTCAGATATGGTTGATGCTTTAAAAGTAAAAGCCAACAGCTTAGCGGAACTCCAAGAGATTGGAGCTGCTATTATGAAAGAAGGTAAGCCATATAAATATATAGCAATTGACACTATCTCTAAATTAGAAGAATGGTGTGAAGCTTATGCTAAGCTAATTTATATGAGAACTCCTATGGGTAAAAGTTTTGAAACTAAAAATCCAGGTATGTCAATTTTAGCCCTACCTAATGGTGGTGGTTATTTATATTTAAGAATGGCTTATAAGGAATGGTTAGATAAATTAAATAAATTAGCAGATCATATTATTCTAGTTGGGCATTTAAAAGATAAGATGCTTGAAAAGAAAGGTAAAGAAGTAGCAGTAAAAGATCTTGACTTAACTGGTAAGATTAAACAGATTACATGCGCAAATTCTGATGCTGTTGGTTATATATATAGAGAAGATGATAAGACTATGATCTCATTTGATTCTCTAGATGATGTAACTGCAGGTAGTAGATGCGAACACTTAAAAGGCAAGACCATGCCTTTAGAATGGTCAAAAATATTTATAGACTAAAACAATAAACAATGATTGAAACCAGAGAAAGCGTGAACTCAAACACAACGCCAGAAGCGATAACTACATCGATGATCGATAATGATCTAAAAAGTGGACTTAACAAGAATGATATGATGCAGAAGTATAATATCAGAAAATGGGAAATAGATAGAATCTTTAAGAATCCCAAATTAACAGGTAGAAGACCTTCACCTAAATTATCATTTACATTTATAGATGATATGGATGATTCAGGTCATAATTCATTTAACATTGATGAGGTGTTAAATGAACCAAATCCTAATCAAGTAACTTTGGAAGACGCTATAGACGAAGCTATTGAAGGTGTTGAGGCAGCTAAAAATCAAATGCACCAAACAACAGAAGCTATTGTAGAAATGCTGAGTCCTACAGAATATGAGACTCCAGCAGAGACTATAGTGAAAGCTAATGATGATGAGCTTGAGATACCAACTGTGAAAGATACTATGGATCTAGTAGAAGAACAAGAGATGGAAAAAGAAGTGGTTATCGACGAAGACGAAGATGACTTTGATACATTTGAATTATAAACCAATAAAAATTAAATAAAAATGGCTATAGAAAGCAATGCAAGTACGGAAGTCGTACAAGGTGGAGGAATCCAGTTATACTCAGGTATAACAAACTTCAATGTAATCGCAGTAAACCCTACAATGGAAGAGTTACATGCGTTAGATATTAATGTAAAGACAGAGCCTAATTATGCTCTATCAACTAGTTTTGGTGATCGTACTAAATTAACGTTCTGGTTAAAGAATGAAGATTTAACTACTAGAGTAGATATTTTAGTCTCTAGTGAAGTAAGAGAAACCAAAGCCGGTGGTAAATTTCAATGGATCAACTCTACAGGTCAATCTACTTGGGCAGATGAAAATGGGCCTGATTATGAATGGTGGAGTAATGATGGCCAAAGAAAAGCTTATATAGGGGAAGAGACTTTGATTCACTTCACTAAAGCTTGGGCTAATGTTGCTACTGGAGGTAAAGTATCTTACGAGACTATTAAAGATATCGTTAGTGGAGCAAGTGTAAAGGAACTACAAAGTTTAGTAGGCGCTTTAAAAGATAACATGGTAAGAGTCTTAGTAGGTGTTAAAGATGACAAGTACCAATCTATCTATACTAAGTATTTTGGAAGAATTAAACCACAAAGAGATGATATGTTTATTAAAATGTTAAAGGATGACTATGGAACATTCAATGCAGACTTTAATGCAGATCTTAAATGGGGACATCATACTCCAACAGCTGACGGATTAGTAGCTCCAGATGCTTTAAACGAAGAAGATGACTGGACAATGCCAGATACTCCTCAAAATGGAACTAAAACAAAAGTAGAAGAAGAAGCTCCGTTTTAATGATTAGCTCTAGGAGCAGTGAAGACTATTTACACACAGATGTCATACTTGGTAAAATTACTGAGTATGACATTTTTGTGTACTATTGTCCTAGCTTTAAACAATTAAATAAACCTTTTTGTAGTGAGTTAAGACACGATAGAAAACCAACTGCATCTATTGTAGCTTGGCATGGAAGGTTATTGTATAAAGACTTTGGACATTCCGATCACTCGTTTAACTGTTTCAGCTATGTACAACATAAATTCTCTTGTAGTTTTGTTTCCGCTTTGCGAATTATAGATTGCGATTTTAATTTAAACCTAAGTCCTAAGACAAGTGAGATAGCATTCACAATGGGCGCTATGGGGTATAAACAAAAGCAACCTAATCTCGACGAGACATATACTCTTATATTAAAAAAGAGAAGACCCTTTTCGCATGATGATGAAAAGTTTTGGTCTAAATACCATATTAGTAAGAAAATTTTAGTTACTTTTGACGTCGAACCAATATCTCATTACTGGGTGAACGGAAACAGATTCAGTTGTAACTCAATTACTTATGCCTATAAATTTGGCAATCGATTCAAAATTTATGCTCCTTATGAGGATAAGTTTAAATGGAGTAGTAATGTAAAATCTACTGATATTCAAGGATTAAAACAACTACCTCTTACAGGTAATATGTTAATCTTAACCTCTTCTTTAAAAGATGTTATGTGTCTTTATAGTGCAGGATACAACGCAATCGCTTTTCAAAGCGAAATGCAGAAACCTGATAAAACTTTAATGAAAGACTTACAAAATAGATTTAAAGAAGTATATGTGCTTTATGATAATGACTATGATAAGAAAGATAATCCTGGTCAAACAATGGCATTAAAAATCTGTGAAGAGTTTAATCTTGGTAATGTGTGTATACCCAGTGAGTATGAATCGAAAGATCCTTCTGACTTAGTATCTAGCATGGATGGTTCACTTAATATATTAAAATACATAATAAATGAACAGACAAGACATAATACGATTTCTTCAAGAGAAGAAAGGTTATTTAAAGAAAGGAAACGAATGGATAGCTAATAAATTAGGTATCTCTTTAGAACTAGCTACTGAATGTAAAAAGGAAGTAGCTGCTGAGGATTGGAAGCAGTACAAGAGAGGAATCCAAGAATTTACAAATGAGAATGTAAATACGATTAATGATGAAGGTTTTAAAAAACACTTGTCAAACATCGGACTAGAATTAAATGAGGTTAAATCAGTTAAATTCTGGCAAACTAGTAAAGGTGATCATAGATATTCTGTTGTCCCGTTAAATGGATGGCATGAATTAGAGTCTGCTAAAGCAGATTTTCTAGATCTAGTTAAAGAGAAGTCACCAAAGATTAGTAAATATTCTTATAAACCAACAATTAGTCCTTCACTGGGTGTACTATCATTACCTGATATACATTATGGAAAGATTACGGGCGAAGGTCCGGATGCAGTAGAAGAGCACTATTTGGCTGTAGTAGCTGAACTATGGGAGAAAGCAAAAAGTTCTAACATAGAAAGGTTATTAATGCCTATAGGAAATGATGGTATGAATTCTGAAGGAATGAGTAAAGCTACAACAAAAGGTACACCACAAGATGATTATATGGGATGGAGACAATCATTCAGAGGCTATTGGAAGCTAATGGATATGGCTATCACATGGTTATCTAAGAAGGTACCAGTAGATGTAGTAATTGTACAAGGTAATCATGATTTTGAACGTATGTTCTACGTTGGAGAATTATTAGAATCTAGATATCATAATAATCCAAATATCACTGTAGACAACCAACTTGATGAGAGAAAGTACTATCAATATGGAGTAAATATGTTTTTAAATTTTCATGGAGATAAAGTAAAGAGGCTTCAAATACCTTTACTTATGGCTACTGAGCAACCATTTATGTGGAGCGAATGTAAATATCGTGAAGCATTGTGTGGACATATACATAAAGAGCTAGTAGACGAGATCATGGGAACTAAAATTCGATTTATTCCTAGTATTTGTGGTAATGATGAGTGGCATAAAGGTAAAGCCTATGTGGGAACACGTAGAGTGGCACAGCTGCACACTTATCACAAAGAAAGAGGATACGAAGGAATGTTTCAAGTAAATGCTGTTGAATAATGGCTTGGAAAAGACGACCAAAATCACGATCAAAAGTAAAGAATGCTAAGAAGTCCTCATTTAATGGACATGACTTTCAATCTAACTTAGAGAAGAATATGTACATGATGTTATATGATTCTAAGATAGATGTAGAATATGAAGCGCATACTTTTACAATATTTGATCCCCTAGTATATCCACAAGCTTGTTATGAGGGAACCACAAAGAAGTTGTATAACAAAGGCTCTAAAGTAAGAGCTATAACTTATACACCTGATTTTGTAGATCCTAAAGGCAAGTGGATTATAGAAACTAAAGGATATGCAAACGAATCCTTTCCCTTAAGGTGGAAGCTATTTAAGCGCCATCTTAAGGAAAATAACCTTACTTACGTATTGTTCATGCCTAGAAATAAGGCCCAGTGCGAAGAAGTATTAGAATTAATAAAACAATTATAAATCAAAGGGGACTCGAAAGGGTCCCTTTTTAATTAAACTAAAATTATGGATGCAAAAGAATTTTTACACTCTGATGAAATGAGTGAATGGGATACAGTATTCGACCCAGGAGGAAAACAAGAATACACAGAAGAACAACTAATAAGATTTGCAGAACTATGGGCTGCTGCTGGGTATCTTGTAAAGCAAGATCCGTATGACGGTAAAACAAGAACAGGAGGACTATCACCTGACACTGGGCCAAGAGCATAATGGCCATGAAAATACTATTATATTATATAATATTCATAGTGATAGCACTTCTAATAACCCGTTATGTAAATAAGAATTAAAGAACTAAAACAATAGATATGCAAACACATATAATAGAGGTGAATAACACTTTAAA